CAATAAAATGTTTTTTATCAAACAAAAAACGAAGAAAGTCAGAATTAAACCATTCGTTGAATTCACTACTATTTAAACTGCCTATTTTATTGAAAACTAAAGGTAATATATCATCCAGTAACATAGTATCTGATATATACCTAAAATTCTGATTTACATTTTTACCCTCTTCCCCAGAAAAATCAAAGTCAGCTGGGAAATGGGTTTTTATTTCTTCGGTAATTGGTGAGTAAATTCCATAATATAATCTTCTCCAAACTAAATCGTCTGTATTCTCCCAAATGAAAGCGGTAGATAACAAATTATTTTTATCATCACTCTTTGCCAAATACTCCGCCATGCGTCTATAAGGCTGTTTTAAATCGCTAATTTTCATCTGTTAATAATTTTAAGGTTTCTTCACTAATTTTAAATTTTGATTGGATTTGCTCGATTGTTCGAGTGCCTTTTTTTAGCGCGTCTTTAATATTGTTAAATAACGCGTGTGTTAGTGTTAATTCTTCCATTTCAGCCACTTTTAACGGTTCGACCTTGTAAGGTGTTCGTTTTGCTTTTGCGGTCGTTAAACTCACTATTTTTGTTTCTGTGATATTGGAAGCGTGGGAAATTCTAATGCCACCAACTTGAGCACCTCCGAAGCTTACTTTTTCGTCCCTGTAAAGTGTTAGGCTTCTTCCTATGTATTCGCTTCCATTTGCACCCCAAATTGTAACCAATAATCTGCGCATGGATTTACAAGGCTTATAAGGTTTATTTTCGTCGCCCTCGAAGTAAATGCTTACACTTTGCGCTGGGTCGTCTGTAAGCTTAATATCCCTGATTTTAATTGTTTTGCTTCCTGTTATCAAATCGTCCGCATTCAGTTGATCCGATTTAGGCGAGATAGTTTTACTTAAATCTAAATTTTCCATAATTTAAAATTGTTTAATTGTTAATGATTGCAAATATACAAATAAGTTTGTATATGTAAAAGTTAATGTAAGTTAATATTCATACTAATTTAGTGCTCTCTATAATCTCTCTACATAGTTCGTTGGGTATTTTACTTCTATTGTAGGATCCCTTTTTTCCTTGTGTTCCTGTTTTCGCTCCACGCCTTGCACTTTCATGGTGGCAATGCTTATCAATTACATTACCTTGCTGATCGTACTTGTAATTGTGGCAATCAGGTCGTGGAATCCAAGTTTTTGAGTTTGTCCAAATATCAGTTGGCTTTGCTCGATCATCTCCATATTGACAATACCATACCGTATGCCTTTTAAACTCTTGCATCCATTCCATGTGCCTTAACATTCCTCTTGGGTTTTCAATAAAGAATATAAGTTTAGGATTTTCAATTAACCATTCTTTAATCAATCCAATCCAATGTTGGTTTACTCTATCGCATTTTTTAGCATAATCGCTTTTAGGTTCTTTTGTATTCGTTCTATGGGTGCTACAAGATGCTATACTGTAAGTCGTGCAGTCAGGACTTGCCCAAACAATATCAGGAATAAAAGGGATATTTTCTTTTTTTAGTTCTCCAATATCAATTAATAAGTCTATATTGTCGTAAGAAGTCCAATCAACACTAAAAACATTCAATCCTTGTTTTTCAGCTTCATTGCCTATACTTCTTGATCCCGCAAATAATTCTAATAAGGTCATTTTTTTAATTTTTGTTTAAATTGTTACAAATTAATCTCATCCGATACCACCGCCACACGCGGAGCAAGTTTGAAAACTTTGCTTTTTTCTTGAAATTCGGCTATTACATTTTGTATTTTCGTTTCAGCAATTTGCACCGCTTCAATCAACACATCTTGTATTTTTAAATCTTTTTCGACGCGTATAACCTGCATGGGCATACCGTTGCTGTAAGAAATAAAGTCACACCAATCACGCTCACTCACTAACATACCGTAGTGGATTTGTGGTAAATGTTCAACTGGTACAATTCCGCTAACTATTCGCTCCACCTGTATAGATTGTTTTGCGCTCTTAATTTCGATTAAACCATTTTCGCCAACTAAACCGTCTGGCGAATATCCAACAGTAACACCGGCTATTTTGTTTGTAATAAATCCAACTTCAACAGCGCCACCGTATAAGTCACGCGCCAATGGTTCTTCAAAATGTCCGCGCTCCATATCGGAACTATAAAAACTATCTTCAAGATGGCCCGTAATTCGCTCACTCGCTAACTTCCAAATTGCTTTGCGCGTTTTGTCGTTTTCAGCAAGTTTAAAAGTTGGTGTAATAAGGCTTTTAACTACGGTGCTGGTAATTATTCCTTTTCTTAATTCCAGCCACTCTGGTGTGCCTTGCTCTATTTCTGTATAAATTCTCATTGTTTATTATTTATAAATTTTCTATTACTTTGTTAAAATCCGCTAACATTTTGAAGTCAAATTGTCTATTTTTTACAAGTTTACAAGCGTAAATTACCGTTGCATGGTCACGTTTAATATACTTACCAATTACATCAAAAGTAAATCCATTTTGCCTTGCAACATAACAATAAATCTGCCTTGCACGTACTAAATGTTCAAATCTTGTTTTACCCATTACTTCTTTTTTATTTAGTTTCAATGAGTGGCAAACTACGTTCATAATGTGCGATAAATGGTTGTACTTAGGCTTAAATTTTAAACCTACGTACATTTGTGGACTTACAAGTTCCATGTGTCAACTATTTTAACATTTTCAACAAAATAAAAAGTTTCTGCCATGTCCTCCGCTTGTGAGTATGTGCGTTCTTCTGTTAACACTTCCTTACTGATTGCGTCAATTACGTGCCAACGTGGAAAATCGCTTAACCATGAGTAGATTAATTTGTTGTATTTTTCGGGTAAATTATGCGCTAAAAATTCCGCCTTATGGTTTGAACTCATAAGCATCTCAATGGTTTCTTTGCCCTCCAAATACTCAAAACTTATACGTTCGCCGTTACACCTTACGTCCGCATAAATCTTCCAGCTTTGAAAGCCGTTGGTACGTACTGTAAAATTAAAGCTAACTAAATGTTCGCGCTTTAAGTGGTCTGTAATCTTGATTTCTGTTTTCATACTATAATTGTTTAATTGTTTACTTTAGAGAAAACCCCCAAGTGTGCTTCCATGGATAGGCATGGGGGGTGTATTTGTTCTTTGTTAATTTAACATTTTAATTGTTTTTCTAGTAAAAATATCTTTTAAGTAAAATTTTACAACTCCACCTAAACTAAGCATTCCAACAAATGGCAAATCAAAATGTTTTTCATTCATTATTCTATCGTAATTAGTTACGCTATGGTCTGAAAATCTATATTTTACCCCATCAACAGTATAATAAATGCTCAATCCGTTAGTATCGCTCATTCCAGAAAAATCAAATTTTAAACCTTTTTCGTTCATTTGTCTTTCTATTTCTGTTCTTTGTTCTTGGTAATTCATATCGTTTTGCGTTTAATTGTTCCACAAAGATACAAACTTTTTTGTATTCTGCAATAGTAAAAGTGTTAATGAGTGTTAATAACTTATTAACGTAGCTTATTTAGAATGGTTTTAAATAAGGTAAAATATGTTATATATAAATATATTATACTTATATTTGCATAAACTTTAAAATTATTGATATGAGCAAAAAAATGACTACGATTTACATCGACCCTGTAATTAAGAAAAAAGCCAAAGAAAAATCTAAAGAGATTTTAGGTAAAGATAATCTTAGCGCTTTAATTACTTACCTTATTAATAAACTGTAACTTATGGATATTAAACTAAGCTATTATAGCAATGTTAAACAAGTCAAAGCCACAAAGGTTCTCGGTTTGCAATCCTTTTTGGAGGGTGTAAAAAATGGAGAATGGCAAGATATTGTATTGGATGTTAGAAATAAAAAAATTGACAAAAAAAAGGATGCTGTTATCCCAGCCGTAACACTTTCTGCTTTGTTTTCGGAAAAAAGAAGTAAAGATGCTTTTATTGAGAAAACAGGTATAATGCAAATCGATGTCGATGCAAAAGATCAAGATATGACTATTGTCAATCGAGATAGCGTAGAAAAAGACCCATACACTTATGCTTTATTTGATAGCATCTCTGGTAATGGTGGATTTAAGGTATTAGTTCGAATTGATAAGACTATTGAACACAAAGAAATTTTTGATAGTTTGAAAATTTACTACCTTAAGCACTATAATATTTTAATCGACATTCAGTGTTCCGATATTACAAGGCTTTGTTATGTAAGCTACGACCCTGATTTATACCTAAACGAAAATGCAAAGGTTTATTCCGAGAGATACACGCGCGAACAAAAAACATTTAATAAAAAGTTTGATAAATTCAGCGCACCACGTATAACTATTGAAGAAGATTTAGCCAACGCTATTAATGAAGCATCAGGGTTAAATCTATTCGATGATTACGAAGATTATTTAAATCTTGCTTTTGCTTTATCTAGTGAATTTGGCGCTGGTGGAGAACATTATTTTCATACTCTTTGTAAAGCATCCTCTAAATACGAACCAAAAAAAGCTTCCAACGATTATCAAAGGGCAGTAACTAGAGGTAAACAAGGTGTTACTATTAAAACGCTTTATTTTAAATTAAAGGAAGCTGGTATAAATATTAAAAGCCAAAAAACAGCACGTTTAGAGCAATTAATTAAACATTCCAAAAATCCGAAAGAAGATGCTAAAAAACTAGGTATTGAAAACGCGGACAAAATTATCGACCAGCTTTTAATTGCGACTAAAAATGAAGATGAACAAACAGAAATTCAACTTATTTCGGATTTAATCAAACTTGAAGATATTAAATTTAATGAAGTTGAACGAAATTATGAGTTTCAAGGCGAGTTAATGAACGACCGTATTTTGTCACATTTTTACGTGAAAGTATGGGAAAGCATAAACGATAATATTAGTAAAGATAAAATCTTTACATTAATTCAAAATCCCGAAAACCACACATCATACCACCCAATTAGACAATGGTTTGAAAAGAATAAAGGTTTAAAAACGGATAACGAATTTGAGAAACTTAAAAAATGTTTTGACTATTCAGCCACTATGTTAACGGATAGAGGGGACGCTTTTATAGAGGATTTTTTAGATGTTTACCTTAAAAAATGGCTTTTGGGTATTATCGCAAGTGCACACGGTACTTATTCGCTTTTGGTTCTTGTGTTACTAGGGCAACAGGGTACAAATAAAACAAACTTTTTTCGTAATTTATTACCCATTGATTTAAGAAAATATTATTCCGATAATACTTTAGATGAGGGCAAAGATAGTGAAATTTTAATGTGCAAAAAGTTGCTAATTATTGATGATGAATTCGGCGGTAAATCAAAAAAAGATGCTAACAAATTAAAACGATTATCCAGCCAACAAACTTTTTCTATCCGTATGCCTTATGGAAGAGTTACGGAGGATTTAGAGCGTTTGGCAGTATTGGGAGGTACATCGAATGAAGATGAGGTAATTAATGACCCGACAGGAAATAGACGTATAATTCCTTTAACGATTAAAAACTTTGATTTTAAGGCTTATGATCTAATAGATAAGGATAAACTATTCATTGAGCTTTATAATGAGTGGAAAACGGATAAAATGGGGTTTGTTTTAAGTAAACATGAGATTGATATGCTTAATAAATGCACCGAAAAAAATCAGGAGGTAATTGCAGAGGAAGAAATAATAAATAAACTTTTTAGGGTTTCTTCAGTTGCTCAAATGACCACAACGGAGGTAATGTTGACCATACAATCGGAATATCCAATGGTAAAAACTAGCACAAAAAGGATAGGAATGGTGCTAAAAAAACTCAAAATTGAGCAAAAATTGGCAAAAATGAACGGAAAAACGACCCGAGTTTACCCATTGAAAAAAGCGTAATTAAGTTAATTTAAGTAAAATAAAGTTAAAAAAATGTTAAAAGCGAAAAAAAGGATGCAAAAAGTTACAGATTATAAAAAATCTGTAACCGCCTACATCGTAGAGCTGGTAAGGGTTTTAGGTGTCAAGGTTACAGATTACAGATTTTTATGCTGTTTTCTAAAAAGGCTATATAAAAAAAATATTTGCGTAATGTATATACGAAACAAAACACTCTCGTATATATATTACAGAATAATCTGTGGCATCTGTAACCTTTTAGTAATTTACAGAAAATCAGCGAGTTACAAGGTTACAGATTAATTTTAAATCTGTAACATCTGTAACTATCTGTAACTTTGTTCATTTTCAAGTAGTTACAAAAGAGAGTTCAAAAGAGAGTTGATTTAATTTTAAATTTAAAAAAATGGAATATAATTTAAAAAGTAAAAAAGATTATGAAGCATGGCAAATTGATATGCAAGATACTATGCAACGCTGTTTGGCTATTAAATAATTTTTTGTATATTTGCAAATATCTAAATGAAGTAGGAAATCATTTAAAATATTATTATAAAAACCTATCAAAAGATGCCCTTCCTACTTGGCTATTTTGCATAGGTTTTTTTTATTTTTAAAAACTATGAAAGAAATAGAAATTTGGAAGCCTATTAAAGATTATGAAGGACTTTACGAAGTTAGTAATTTAGGAAGGGTAAAAAGTTTGGAAAAAACCTTAAAAAACAGATTTAACTACTATAAAACAAAAGAAAAAATATTAAAACAAAATATTGGATATGGAGGATATGCTTTTCAAAAAATAGGAACAGAAGGGTTAAATCAGAAAACTTTTGCTATTCACAGATTAGTCGCTGATGCTTTTTTAACTAAAAAAAACGAATTAGATATTGTTAATCATTTAGATTTAAATAAAACTAATAATAAATTATCTAATTTAGAATGGGTAAATTTTAGAGAGAATGTAACACATAAAGTAATTAATACTAATAAAAATTATTCAAATCATGTAGGTATTTCCTTTGATAAAAGCAGAGAAAAATGGACGGCTAAAATAAAGATAGAAGGTAAACTTTATAATTTAGGTAGATTTGATACAGAAAAACAAGCAATATTAAAATACAAGGAATATGTTGAAACTAAGGGAATATCAAATAAATATATCAAATAATTCTTTATTAATTTTGAATAAATATAGGATTGTTTATTTGAATTTAGAATGCAGAACAGGCAAAACACTTACAGCTTTAAACATAGCTAAGTTATACGGCGCAAAACGTGTTGCATTTATTACTAAAAAAAAGGCTATTAGCAGTATTTTGGATGATTACGGAATATTTAAACCTCCTTATGATTTGGAGGTTATAAATACCGAAAGTTTAACAAAATTACAAGGCAATTTCGATTTAGTGATCAGTGATGAACACCACAAGTTTGGAGCGTTCCCGAAAATGGGCAAACACGCAAAGGATTTTAAAACAAAATTTGGAAATACACCAATGATTTGTTTATCAGCGACCCCCAGTCCTGAGAGTTACAGCCAAATTTTTAACCAACTTGCAGTAAGTAACTATTCCCCATTTAGAGAATTTACAACATTTTACAAGTGGGCGAAAATCTTTGTAAACGTAAAACAAAAACAATTAGGTTATGCAATAGTGAACGATTATACAGATGCAAAATATAGCCTAATTAAGCCTTATTTAGACAAAATAATGATTAGCTTCACACAAGAAGAAGCGGGGTTTAAATCGAAAATAAACGAACATTTTTTACGTGTTAAAATGTTGGATAGCACTCACGAAATGTTAAAGGCTTTAAGAAAAAATAAACTACTTACATTAAATTCCGACAATCCGAACATAGTAGCCGATACAGGAGCGAAAATGTTGCAAAAATGCCACCAGCTATGCAGTGGAACGATTTTAACAGAAAACGGAAAGGCTTACATAGTGGACCAAACTAAGGCGGAATTTATAAGAGATTATTTCAAAAACAAGAAAATAGGTATATTTTATAAATTCAAAGCGGAATTTGATATGCTTAAAGCCGTTTTTAATGATGATTTGTGCGATAATTTGGAAGATTTCAATAATAGTGATAGAAATATAGCTTTGCAGATAGTTAGTGGAAGAGAGGGCGTAAAATTAAGTAAAGCCGATTGCCTTGTTTTTTTTAATATTGATTTTTCGGCGACAAGTTATTGGCAGTCTAGGGATAGAATGACAACTATTGACCGCCAAGAAAATAATATTTATTGGATATTTTCTAATTTTGGTCTCGAAAAAAAGATTTATGAAGCAGTAAGTAACAAGAAAAATTTCACATTAACACACTTTAAAAATGACTTTCCAAGCAAAATTTATTAAGAAAATGGAGGAACAAGGCTATTTAGTTTTAAAAACTATTCGCCTTAATATAACAGGGATGCCAGATCTAATTTTACTTAAAGAGGGAAAAACAACCTTTGTAGAATTGAAAAAAGGTAACGATACTTTGAAAGATTTGCAAAAGTTTCGAATTGATGAACTTAGAAAAAAAGGTTTTCAGGCTTATTGTTGGCACGAAACAAATGGTATTATTTATTAATTTTTTCCTATATTTGCATTTCCATACTTAAAGTTTAATTGTTTAGAAGAGTTTGCTATTAAGAATAATAGATTTGATTGGTTAAATAAATTCGATAAAATATATGCAAACGCAATTAGTTAAAATTAAAGATTTAAAAAACAATACAGGGCAAGTTGAAGGACTTCCTAAAAATCCTCGTATTTTAAAAGACGACAAGTTTATTAAGTTAAAAAAGTCTTTGGAGGATGACCCTGAAATGTTAGACCTTCGTGAGGTTATTGCTTATGACAATAACGGAGAGTTAATTGTTATTTGTGGCAATATGCGGTTAAAAGCATTAAAAGAATTAGGAATTAAAGAAGTGCCTACAAAGATACTGCCAACTGAAACAAGCGTTGAAAAGTTAAAAGCATACACTATAAAAGACAACGTTTCTTTTGGTGACCACGACTGGGAAATGTTAGCTGATGAATGGGATGCTGAACAGTTGGAAGAATGGGGGTTGGATGTGCCTGATTTTGAAGCGGACGAGGTTCTCGAAGCAGTAGAGGACGATTTCGATGCAACACCACCCGAAGAGCCTAAAACCGTTTTAGGGGATTTGTACGAGATTGGAGAACATAGATTGCTTTGTGGGGATAGTACTGATAGCGATGCAGTAGCTAAATTAATGAATGGAAGTAAAGCGGATATGGTATTTACTGACCCACCTTATGGAGTTTCTTATCAATCAAATATGAGAACAAAATCAGATAAGTTTGAAGTATTACAAAATGACAATGTATTTATAACTGAATGGATAAATAATTTGCCACTATTTTCAAATGGATTTGTTTTTGTTTGGACTTCGTGGAAAGTTTTAAAACAATGGATTGAATTTTGTGAACCTATTGGAGAATTATCTAATTTAATTATTTGGGATAAAGGCGGCGGCGGTATTGGTGATTTAAAAAAAACATTTTCAACTGATTTTGAAGTTGCTTTATGTTATAATCGAGGTGCAGAAATAAAAGGGAAAAGGCTTGGTAGTGTTTGGAATGTTGGAAAAGATAGTAGTTCAAAATATTTGCATCCTACTCAGAAACCAGTTAAACTTTCTGCAATGGCTATCGAAAACGTATCTATAAAAAATGATTTAGTTTTAGACTTATTTTTAGGAAGCGGAAGTACAATGGTAGCATCACATCAACTTAAACGCAAATGTTACGGAATGGAATTAGACCCGAAATACTGCGATGTAATAGTAAAGAGAATGATTACTTTAGACCCTAGTTTAACTATTAAACGTAATGGTGTTGATGTTACTAAAGAATGGAAATAATGGCTTATAAAACAGAAGAATTATTCCAAACTGCAATAGAGCAGATAAAGAAAAATAGATTAATATTTATTGAGGATATTATTGCTTTTTTACCTTGTAGAAAATCTACATTTTACGAACATTTCCCGAACGATTCGGACTACTATAAAAGGATGTTCGAGGAATTAGAAACAAACCGCACCGAATTAAAGGTGTCTATGCGTTCAAAATGGTATAAATCCAACAGTCCAGCTTTACAAATGGCTTTAATGAAGTTGATAGGAAACCAAGAAGAATTAAGGAGGTTATCAATGCAACATATTGACCATACAACAGGCGGAGACAAAATGGATAAACCTACTGTAATAGTCAACAGTCCTGACATTGCCAAAGCATTTGAAGAATTAAAGCAAATGTTTGAAGATGAAGATAACAACGACGTTTGAAAAGACCGCTAAAGCTTATAAGGATAAGTTTAGGTATATCATTAATCAAGGAGGTACAAGAAGTGGTAAAACATATTCTACTCTACAACTACTATACTTTATAGCAAAGTGGAGCAAAAAGCCATTAATCATACACGTTGTAAGCCATAGTACACCGCATTTAAAGGATGGTGCTATTGTTGACTTTGAACATATCCTAAATTCTGTTAATGAGAATATAGCCAACATACGAACACAGAACCCGAACACCTACAAGATCGGACAAAGCCAAATAAAATTTATAGGTTTTGACAATTCGGGCAAAGCACATGGGGCGAAAAGAGATATACTATTCGTTAATGAGTGCAATTACATGAAGTACGAAATATTACACCAATTATTCCAACGTACAAGGGGAGCTATATTCCTAGATTACAACCCGAGTGCAAAGTTCTGGATAGATCCTTGCGGAATATTGGAAGACAAAAGAACTCAAGTAATACACTCCACTTTTTTAGATAATATTGAGAATTTAACAGAAGACCAGATAAAGGATTTGAGAACCGCACAGCTAAAGCATAATCAGGAGTTAAAACGTGGCACAACAGGTTACTACTATAATTGGTGGAGGGTTTACGGTTTAGGCTTGTTAGGTAGGGTGTCGGGAACTATTATTACAGATTGGGAGGTCGCTCCATTTCCTGACACGGATATTTTCGGCTACTGCATCGACTGGGGAATGAAAGACCCTTTTACACTTACTAAGTGTGCTGTAAGTAAGCGCGACAAACAAATGTGGGTAAAGCAAGAAATTTATTCGAGCGGTTTAAATGTTAACAACTTACTTGAAATGCTTAAAACCAAAATTAAGCATAAAAGCAAAGTAATAGTGTGTGATAATGCAAGACCTGATTTAATCAATATGCTGGTTTTGAATGGTTACAACGCTGTCCCATGTTTGGGCAAAAAGAAGTTGGCCACCTTGCAACTCCTCCAAAGTTATAAGCTATTTGTCACTCCTGACAGCTTAAGCATTCAAGATGAACTCTATAATTACAAATGGAAAGACCGCGCTGGCGAAGTGCCCGAAGACGGCAACGACCATAGTATCGATGCGATTGGATATTATTTAAGGTGGTTTGATTATTCTTATTGATTTTTTTTATAATTTTGTAAACATGATAATAAAAAACTATATTTTCAATATACTAAAAGCGGTTAAGAATGAGCCGTTTAATGTTTTCGCAGACCAGCAGAAGCAAGGCGCGACAAGTGAAAGCGTGTTTATACCGTTGTTCTCTAGTGGGCGACTAGGTTTGAATATCAGCGAGGATATACTAATCAACGATGGGTATATAACTAATGATATGGTTTACGCGGTTGCTACTCGTATAGCTAAAGTTACTGCTAGTTTACCTATTATATTAACTCAAGACGCTGAGTTTATCGAGGGTAAAGATGAACTAAAAACTTTTTTATTTGAGAATTGGCACGACAATGATAGCTTTGAACAGGCACTTTACAAAGAAGTTTTATATTTATTGCTTACTGGCGATGCTTACCACTATACACCCTACGAATACATGGGTGCTAAATTACCCATTAAGAACTATATTTTACCCGCTCAAAATGTACGTGCTTGGCGCGAAAGCCAAAGTATTTTAAGTGATATAGATAGATACGAATTTAATGACGGTGTAGCGATTAGAAAAATAGCACCGCTGGAAATTATGCACACTCATTATTTCAATCCTAGCATTGAGTGTATTAGAAAAGCTGAGGGTTTAAGTCCTTTACAGGCTGGGTATGATTTGCTTAAAGCGTCAACTAATAGAAATATTGCAGAGAGTAGCCTTTACGAAAATAGGGGGGCAAGTGGAATTATATCATCTAAAAACGATTTAATTTTAACATCCAACGATAAAGAGATAATTCAAAAGGATTTAAACAGCCGTATTGGTGGGGCAAAAAATGCAAATAAGATTGTTGCATTACAAGGAGCAGTTGACTACAAGCAGTTAGGAATGAGCGCAACGGATATGCAGTTGCTAGGCATGAGAGCCGAACACCTACGCGCGGTTTGTGGTTTGTTTGGTGTTCAATCCATTATTTTCGGAGATGTAAGCGCTTCTACTTATGCGAATATGCAGGAAGCGATGAAAGACTTCTACAACCAAACGTGTATTCCATTAATGGAGCAGGTTTTGGCGCAAAAAAACAAACAGTTGATTAAACGTTATAATGCTATTACGGGATTGAATTATAAGATTGAGATTGATAGCGGTAATATTTCGGCATTAAAACAGGATAGGAATGCAGATATTGAAGCCGTGTTGAAATTGGTACAAGCTGGTCTAATTACTATTGATGAAGCACGTACTGAGTTAGATTACCAAGCTTATTCAGAAGATGAAAAACAAAGTAAATTTGCTACTTTATTAAGCCCATTGGTTGTAAACAACATTATTGCAACAATGAGCGAAGAGGAAAAAGCAAAATTAATCAGTCAATTAAAAAATAACTTATAAAATGGAACTAAAACACATAATAGAGAATAAAAAAGAGTTGATAAGATTTAAAAAATCAACGGTAAAAAGGTTTGTAAATGGTATAAACCAAGTGCCTTTAAAGGTGTTGCAAATCGAAAACAAATCTTTACCAATGGACGAGGAAGAGTTGCTATATCGTACGATTATAGGCAATACCTATAATTGGTTAGATAATCATGGGGACGTACATTTAGGCGGTTGTTTTGCGAAATCAATTAACGAAAATGTACCGTTCATTTTAGCTGATCATAAACCCGATGTAACGGCAAAGATTGGTAAGGCTTTAAAAACATTGGAATTAGAATTAAGCTGGGAGCAGTTGGGAATTGATAAAGAGGGCACAACAGAGAGTTTAGTTAGTGATGTGGAAATAATCAAAGCTTTAAATCCTAGCATATTCCACCAATATAAAAATAATATGATTAACCAACATAGCGTTGGGATGCAGTATGTTACCATTGATTTAGCAATTAACGACACCTATGATAAAGACGGTTTTGCTAACTGGGGCAAATATTTACCATTACTAGGGAATGAAAAAGACGCGGATGAATGTGGTTACTTTTGGATTGTAAAGGAAGCGAAATTATTTGAAATAAGCGCGGTTTTGCAAGGTAGTAACACTTTGACTGGTGTACTCGATAATAATACAACAGATGAAGCGCAAATAGAGAAAATTTATAATAAATTTGGAGATATAGATAAATTTTATGAATTTTGCAATAGCACTCTAAAAGCTGAGCCGAATGTTATCACTCAAATTGAAGAAACGCAACCAAAGAAAAATTTTTATAAACACTTAATTAAAAAATAACAAAATGAAAAAATCTGTTAAAAAAATGGACGGCTTTACGTCCGAAACAACATTAGAGCAATTCTTAGTATTGCAAGGTATTGAAAATTTCGATGAATTACCTGAAGAGCAACAAGCAGAATTAGTTGCTATGTACCAAGAAGAGTTAGCAAAGTTAGCTTCTAATTTAGAGGAAGAGAACAAAGGCTTAAAAAATGAAATTAAAGTAGTTAAAAACCAAATGGAAGTTGGCTTCAAAGAAATTTCCACAAAATTAGAAAAAATGAAAACAGTAAATCAAATTGCAAAATCTTTCTCTCAGGAGTTAAGAGCAAGTTTAGAAGCGAATAAAGACGCGTTAAAATCTTTGAAAGAAAAAGGCGAGGGACGTTTATCGTTCAAAGCAGTTGGTAACATGACTTTCGCAAATGTAAGCGGTGGAAATGTACCAGTTGAGGATAGAATTGAGGGTTTAAATGGTATTGCATCGAGAGATACAAAGTTTTTAAACTCTTTACAACCTCGCGCGACTTCTTCTAATGTAATTAGCTGGGTTGCACAAGCTAACCAAGAAGGTACAGCTGGGCAAACAGGCGAAGGGTTATTGAAAAATAAAATCGATTTCGATTTAGTTGTTTCTAGTGAAAACGTTAAAAAAACAACTGCTTTCATTAAAGTATCAAACGAGATGTTGGACGATATAGATTGGATGCAAAGCGAAATTGAGGCGGAATTAATGCGCGAATTGTATAAGGCTGTTGAAAACACTGCATTTAGTGGTAACGGTAGCGGTACTAACTTAAGAGGTGTAAACACTGTTGCAACTGCATTTGCGATTACGGGTGCAGACTTCGATGCTCCGATTGATAACGCTAACGTAGTGGATGTATTGGTAGCAGGTAATTTACAAATTGAGTTAGCAGAGCAAGGAAGCGCAAATTTAGCGTTTTTAAACCCTAGAGATGTTGCATCTTTAAAAGTTGCTAAAGTAACGGCGACTGATAAGAGATATATCGACCGTTTACAAGCTATCGGTTCATCTTTATTGTTGGACGGGGTTACGAAAATCGTACCTACTACTTTAGTACCAGCTGGTACTTTCTTAATGGGTAACTTCGACAAAGCTTTCTTAGTTGAAAAAGACGGTGTTAAGTATGATTTAGGTTACGAAAATGATGACTTCACAAAAAACTTTGTTACTTTACGTGCAGAGTGGAGAGGTGCGGTTGTTGTTAAGACTAACGACAGAACAGCATTTGTAAAAGGAACATTCTCTACAGCTATTGCAAGTTTAGAAACAACCTAATACCCAGCCATAGGGGTTAAATAAGAGGGGTGGAGTGTAATGCTTCACCCTTTTTTTATACTTAAAATTATGAAGAAACTTGTTTTTATAATTGCTATTTATAAACGGCACGATTTGACTAAGATAGTGCTAGATTACTATCGGAAGCTAAGTAAAAAATACGGCTTTACGGTTGTTATTGCTGGAAGTGAGGGGCAGATAAGTAAGGATTTAGCAAAAGGATTGGTTTATATTGAAACAGAAAACAATCCGTTAACAGCTAAAAACAACGCGATGATGTTGAAAGCAAAGGAATTTAATCCCGATGCTGTGGTGTTATTAGGGAGCGATGATTTAATTTGCGAAAATGTAATACAATGGTATTACTCACTAGATACAGAAAAAGTAATGGGATTTAGTGATATTTACTTCTATTCAACACAACATAAAATTACAAGCCATTTAACGTTGGATAAACATTTTGGAGCTGGTAGGTACTACTCTAAAAGCGTACTTGATAAATGTAATTTTAAAGCGTGGACTGGCAAACTGAACAAAGGGTGTGATAATAATAGTGAAAAGTATTTGCGTGGCTTAGGTGTAGAATTTGATCGGATACCATTAGATAAAATCAATGGTTTTTTAATTGATATAAAGCACGATTATAATATTTCGAGTAAAAATATTATCTTTGTAGGAAACCAAATTAATAATGAAATTATGGCAAAGAAATTAAATAAAGAAGTTGCTACAAAAGTAGAAAATTTAACATTTACACCGAAAGCGGTAAAAAGTGATAAAATAAAGTTTATTGGAAATGGCAAAGAAGCAACATTAGGCACTAAAACTTTTTACATAGATAAATTAAAAGCTGAGGTATTTGTTAAAAAAGGGTGGGGGAAAATATGCGAATAGTCGTAGCTGGTAAATCGTATAATGTACGTACTACTTTACAAGAATTTAAGATAAAAGATTTAATTTGGGCAAACCAACTATTGCCAAAATGCGACTACTCCTTTAAGTGGTGTATTGAGTTTCTGTTAAAAGCGTCCGATATGCCATTAAATATCCTTGAAAGACTAGATTTAGAAAAGGATTTAGTCCCTATTTGCGAGTTATCGGTGCTAGGTTTGCGTATTCCTGATACTTATTTGGAACAAGATTTTGTTAAAATAGAGGGTAAAAAATACGAAAAACGCAAGGAATTGCAAACATTGTCAGGAATGAGGGTTTGGTTAGGCAATAATAACTACAAGCAATTTGCACTTATGGGGCAAATGCACGACATTATAAGCAAAGCAAAGCAAACGGATGCAACAGCCTTAGCAAGTTTAAATGCGGTTTTGTATGGCTCGGATTTTAGCGACAAAGCCATAGAAGAGCGAACCAAACTTTTTATGAACTTAAATTTGCTAGAAGCTTTTAGCGGTTTTTTTTTGTTTCAAAAGGACTTGAGCAGATTTCAAAGTTTTTTATCGGAATTTTCCGAAATGAAGATGCTAGTGGTGGAAAAATTAGAAAAGAGTTTAGCGCCATTGTCGAGCAAAATTTTTGGATTGCGTTTGGTTACGAAGTTGCAAGTGATGCGGTTTATAATGCGAATGGCAAAACACCTTTAGAAAGTGTATTGGAGGAAAACTGTTTAACAATATTGGACTACTTGAATGTGAAGTTAGCAAAACTAAAAATGTATAAAAATGATTGATACGATTATAACATTAATGGAAGAGGTTGCAACGGCTTACACCGCGGTAAATTCCTTTTCTTACGAAAGCCCGTTTGAAATGAACGGCGCACCTAGTAGGCTATACCCACACGTATTAGTATCCGATACACCCGACTATCAAAACATTGGTAATTATAGAGAAAACGGAATGCAAAACCAAACACGTTGGACTTTGAGAGTATTTTTGTATGATGTTTACAACATGGAAGAGCGCGGAACTACTGCAAGACCTGTTAAACAGCAGACTTTAAAAAACATTATGGATAGATACATGGCTGAGGTAAAGCGCAAAGCGTTGCATGAATTGGGGTATAATATAGAGATTAGCGGTGGATTTCTTGCCAAACGTGCAATGAATGGCAAATTTGAGCAAGTTACAGCGAATTTAACGGTTGTTACTGCAAACACTTGTACTTTAGGGGAGTTTGAATATGGAGAATAAAAGTGCGGAGTTAATTGCTTTATTTGTGATTGACTTTATAAAGGCTGAGTTTGTGGCGCAAGGACATAGCAATACAGGTAAGTTAGAAGATAGTTTAACTTGGAAATTAGAGGGTAATAAGATTAATATTTACGGTGTTGACTATGCGAAATGGGTAGAAAGTGGACGCGAAAAAGGAGCTAAACGTATTCCGATAGATGCGTTAATTACATGGGTTGAACAACGAGGGATTGCAAGTGGGGACAAAGAGGTTAAGAATGTTGCTTATGCAATACAGCAAAAAATATTTCAAGAAGGTAGTCCGACAAATGGAAGTTTACAATTTTCAAACAATGGTAGAAGAGATAAATTTATTACGTATGCCATAAGCGAAAACGAAAAAGCTATTTTCGATAAGATTTCGGATGTAATGGGTAGGATGATAGTGGGGCAATTTGAAGACATGATGCAAGAAGCAAGAAGATTATATTTTAATAATAAAAAATAAAGATTATGCCATTAACTTATGTGGGTGCATTTGGTACTCAATTCGTAACAGAAAAAAGAGCTGTGCAAGTTACAACGGATAACGCGCTTGTGATTGAGTGCCGATTGGAAATACAAATAGGAAGCGAATTTATACACGTTTCGCAATTACCTGATTTGGGAACTAGCAACACTTTCACTTTTGAAATAAATACTATTTTAAGAAACTACTTAAAAACTAAATTATTACCATTAACGGCTGGTAGTATTAATAGCGAAATGGCTTTAGTTTATGGCTTTGGTTTCTATGGTACGGACGCCAACGGTACAACAATTTCGGGGGAAGTTGTCGGCGGTGGTGGTGCTACCGTAGCTTATAACATTTCACAAGATGAATTTACAACACTTAATTTAACAAATTATACTTGTGATTTAACGAGCAACAATACAAGACTGTTGCTTACTGATTTCGATAAGCCTAGAAAAATAGTAAGAAATAGCTACGGTGTGTTATCCACCTTAGTTACACTAACATTGCAAAGTTGGGTAATAGTTGCAACGGATGACAATTTAACGGTCTTATCAACTTCACAATTTGCACCATTAGGCACAGGAATAGGAAGCGCACGTTATGGAAGTAGTGTAATTTTTCAAGCTTCGGGGGTTGCAACACGTTACTTTGTGTTTTTAGCCGATACACCTATAGGATCTGGATTTACTCAAACCTATCGCAGCAAGATTTACAGCTTTGAGGTTGTTGATACACCTTGCAACTATTTGGAATTATTTTGGATTAATCAATTTGGTGTTATGGAGAGTTGGCTATTTGATACGAATTATAGTGATAGCACCCAAATTGACAAAAAAAGCTTTTTGAAAAATAGACCTGTAAACCCTAGTGCATTGGATAGAGGGCAAGATAATTACAAAGTTGAAAGTGTACGTAGGTTTAGAGTTTGGAGTGATTTTGAAAGCATGGAAACAATAAAGTTTTTAAATTCGATTGCTTTAAGTCCACAAGTTGCTATAAAGGTTAACGGTGCTTTAGTGCCTGTAATTGTAGAAAATCCGAGCGTAGATAACTTTAACTATCACGAGCCTATAAACAGAATTACTTTTGATTTGGTATTGGCTAATAAACGCATAAATGTAGTGTAATGAATGAGATACAAATTTACATAATAGGTAAGGGATATTTAGACCTTTTGGAGCAAACTAATTTTCCTTTGGTAATTAATAAATCCATTGCTAATATTTCGGATATTTCTGCAAGAGATAGTACATTTTCGTACGATTTTGAAATTCCAAATAACACGAATAACAATAAAATATTATTTGGTGCTGAATACGTGAATGCAACCGATAAGGCTATTTTGGGTAAACAGGATGCTGTTATTTTGCTAAATGGTGCTGAGTATGAACGTGGATTTGTTGAGGTTAAAATTTCTAAGTATTTAGATAAGTACGTTTGCAACTTTTTCGGTGGAAATGCTGAATGGGTGGAGCTGGGGAATGAATTATTAGTTAAGGATTTAGGTTTTTCGCCTGATATTACAACGTACAACTTAGCAACTATCAACACGCAAAACGGAGGAAATGCAACAAATAAAGATTATGCTTTTCCGATAGTTGACCGTAATACTTTGCCAACGGATTTACTTAATTCGCGCCCTGTATTTTACGTTAAAAGTATCTTTGAACGTTTTTTCGAACATGAAAATATAGGTTACACGATTGAAAGCGACTTTTTAAACAGTAAATTTGTCTTAGGCGAAAGTGACAGCAACAACAAAGGTTTAGCTGTTGATTTGGGTTGTATTTATGAGTTTGAGGATAGCGTTATTGCTGATACAGTAGCCGAAATTAGCGCGAATAGACCAACTTTTGACAATTCAAATGTTTGGTATTTAGGAAGATTTAACCCTATTACGGGTGGTGCTGGTGCGCCAAATATTACAACTATAAATTTAACTAACTTTTACAATGTTGAAGTTTCGGACATTAATAATTTATGGGTTAATGGGACAGGATACACCGTTTCGAGGACAGGAAATTTTTTAATCATTTTTGATTTTCGGAATAGTTGGTGGAGGTCTTCATATTTTGGCACAAGTCCGAGCGGTAACTGGTTACAATTAACAACAGATGAAACTCCAAATAGTGGATTAAGTAGTGTTATACCTAGAATAGTATTAGAAATTAGAATTAATGGAATATTAATACAATCAACACCGATTAATACCTTAAGTAGATTAAACGGCGACTTATTAAATATTAGTCAATTTGCATTTAAAAACGACGTGTTAACGTTTACATTACGTAATACTTTTGCACACATTACAACTGGTATTATTGATGTTGTACAATATCAAAATTTCCAATTACAGCCGAAAAACAGACCGTTTACAACACAACTAAAAAGCAATATTGAAGAGGGCGATCAGTATCAAATCAGTAGTGTAATTCCTAAGGACATGAAAGCTTTTGAATTGATAAGTGATTTAAAGTTACTTTTTAATTTGTATTTTGATGCCGATATTAAGCGCAAAATCGTAAAGATTGAACCGCGTAACGCTTGGAAAGACGCAGATTTTGAGGATGTAAATGGATATTTCCAAAGTGTTGGACTTGCTACAAATTGGACTAACTTAATAGATTTAAATTTCGCACCCGAAATACACACCGAATTACCATACAACCGTACATTGATTTATAGGTACAAAAAAGATAGTGATGATAAATGGCTTGAACAATGGGAGCGCAATAATAATAGAACCTATGCGGAGTATCGAACGGATTTAAACAAACCCGATCCTTTAAGCGCAGACTTAAAAAGATTTCCAAACGGCGAAACTGTTTTTGAAACTACATTGTTAGCACCTACTATACAGGGCGAAAGTGGAAATAGCCAAACAGTTACATCAATTATACGCGCTGAATATTCGCCTTTAAACGGTATAGATGCCGAACAGCCTACACCAAATAACAGATATGCACCGCGTATAGGTTGGTTTGTAAATGATGTATTTCTAATGGAAGCTTTTAACGGAGTTGCACCATTTGAGAGCACAGCAACAAAACTAACTTTTAACGGTACTAGCGGACTTATTGATAAGTTTTGGGCAAAGACTTTAAGCAATTTAATAAATGCCGTTACATTGAAAGTAAACGTTAATTTAAACAAAATTGCTTTAAGAAGTTTTGATTTTTCAAAGCCTATTTATATCGATGCACCGCAACAAATTAAAGGGTATTATGTAGTAATGAGTTTGGAAGCTAATCTAATGAATGATAGTTTGGTTTCTGCCGAATTACTATACTATAAAGACTATGCACCAATTACCATAGACCCGAGCCAAGCAACGAATATAAACCCAAACAAGCAACAGCAACAAATTGCACCGCCTAACTACGTGCTTTACGAAACTGAGAGCGGACAATTAATTAATGTTTTAGACGAGGACGACAACGGAAATTTACTAACTTTGCTTTACGACTAATAAAAAAAATCTATAAAAATGGAAAACGAATTAATTTACTCTATACGATTAGACGGAGCGGATGAAAATATTAAAACACTTGTTGAACAAAAAAGGGTGTTGGCTGATTTGGGTAAGGAGCAAAAAAGATTAAAAAAGGAACAAATTGATTTAGAAAAAAACCTAGCAAAACAACTAGAGGAGGGGACTATTACTCAGGAGCAATACAACGAAGCTATAAAGCTTAACATTACGCAACAGGTCCAAGTTGAAAGCAACACGAAAAAAGTTCGTGAAGCTATGCGTTTGCAAGAAGCAACGGTAATGGCTAATGTAAAGGCAACGGATAAAGCAACAGGAAGCATAAACCAATTAAGTGCACAACTATCTAAAGCTAAAAACGATTATAAAAATTTGTCGGCGGAGGAGCGGAACAGCGCAAAAGGTCAAGAATTATTAAAGCACATTCAAGATTTGGACTCTGAATATAAGGAGTTGCACGTTTCAATCGGCAACACTCAAGTAATGGTAGGTAGTTATCAAGATGCTGTTAATAGTTTGTTGCCTGTTATGGGTGGGTTGGGCGGACAAATACAGGGTGTAATGGGGCAACTAAACCAAATAAAAACAGCGTTAACAGGTGCTGGCACTGCGATGAAAGGGTATGCAGTTGCGACAAGTGGAGGATCAAACGCATTAAAAATATTCAAAATTGCTTTGATTTCAACAGGGGTGGGGGCAATAGTAGTTGCTTTAGGTTCGTTAATCGGTGCATTTCTATCTACTCAAAGGGGAATTGATGCGGTTAACAAAGTGCTTACACCTTTAAAAGAAGTGTTTGCAACATTAGTTGGTTTCTTACAAACAAAAGCCTTAGCAATATTTGACCGGTTAAAGGAAGCGATTAACAATCCAAAACAAGCGTTTAGCGACTTACTAGACTTTATTAAAACAAATGTAACTAACAGATTTAACGGTTTAATTCAATTTTTTAAAGGTTGGGCTGGTGTATTTGTTAATAGTTGGAAAGTCCTCGGCTTAAATATTAAAAAAGCGACCAATGATATACCATTTATTGGTGCTGGTTTGGGTAAGGATGCTTTGAAGAAATTGGATGCTGATATTGAAAAAGCAAAAGATAGCGTTAAGAAAGGTGTTAAGGATATGGCTGATGGTTTTATAGCTGTTAATACAGGAATTACCAACGGAACGGATAAAATAAAAGGAATGGTTAACGATGCTGTTAAGGGGTCAAAAGTTGCGATTGAAAGAGGTAAACAAATACAAGCCTTAACGGAGAAAATCCGACAAAGCGAAATGACTTATAAGCGCGATATGGCGCAAAATAACTTACTAGCTGAAAAAATGAAGTTTATTTTGGAAGATGAAACCAAAAGTATGGCTGAAAGGAATAAAGCTGGTAAGGAGTATTTAAGGTTAATTACAGAAAGCGGAAAAAGGGAAATTGATATAACTAACATGAAAGTTAAATTAATGAAACTTGAAGAGGAAGCGAACGATACAAGCGACGAGCAAAAACAAGAGCGATATGATTTGGAAGCCGAAAGCATGGAGAAGTTAGCTGCTTTAACAGGTCGCCAAATCGAGGTGCGCAACAAGTTAAACGCAATGGAAAAAGATGCTGTAACAAAACAAGCTGAAGCACAAAAAAAGTTAGCTGAGGACAAAGCGAAAGCCGATGAAGACGCGCGAAAACTAGCAGAAGAAAACGCAAAAACAGAAATAGAAAGAAGCAAAGCGATTGCCGAGCAGAAAATTAGGGATTTAGAATTTGAGCAGAAAAAAGAGAAGTTACTTTTTGCGGGTACTAAGGCGGAAGAGTTTGAAATGGAAAAAAAGCATTTAGCACAAATGTTGGATTTAAAATTGGAATACGCAAAGGTAGGTAATGAAGATACTTTGGAATTGCAAAGAGATAACCAGTTGGCTGTTTTTGAGTTGGAACAACAACAAACCCAATACTTAGCAGAAAGCCGAAAAAAGGCACAAGAAGAACAAGCAAACTCGTTAAAAGCTGAACGATTAGCGTTGAACAATAGTATTACGCAAAATGCTGAAAAGTTGCAAGGCACATTATTCACTAACGAAAAAAACAGAATAGAGCGCACGACAAAACGCGAGATTGAAGCGTTAACATTAAGGCGACAAGCTGGAGAAATTAGCGCGGAAGAGTTTGAGAAAAAGCGGTTGGAAATTGACAAAAGAGCGTTTGAGAAGAAAAAGAAAATGGATAGTAGGGAAGCCGTGATAAATGGTATTGTTGCAATTTCAAAGATTTTCGCGCAACGTGGTTTTTTACTTGCTTTGCCTGAGGTTATTGCAATGGGTGCGCAAACGGCAACACAAGTGGCACAAATACAATCCCAAAAGTTTAGATTTGGTGGTAATGTGGGTGGTAAATCACACTCGCAAGGGGGCACAATGATAGAAGCCGAAAAAGGGGAAGCTATAATTATGAAAGAAGCTGTAAATCCTGTTACTGCTCCAATATTATCGGCTATAAATCAAAGCTACGGCGGTGCTCCGATTGAAGCTTTAAACAGCTTTAGAGGTGGTGCAAGTGCCCCGACGCAAATGCAAACACAAACTATTGAAGTTGTGAATGTTGCAACTGATACCAATAAAATTGCAAACCGAGTTAAAAATTTGCAAAATTCAAGAAGATTTTAGAAAAAAACTATTAACTTTGAAAAAATATAAATTTAAACTATAAAAATATGTCTTGTTCTGTACTAACAAATTTAACAATCGGATGTGCTGATGAAACCGCTAATGCTGGTTTTTCAAAAATGTACATCAAAGCAGATGCGGAAGTAACTGCTGTAACTTTTGGTTCATCTACTGCCCACACTGTAACAGGTGTTACTTTGGCGGACGGTGCTGTATTTATTGAATTAAACGGTCGTTTTGCGACTAAATCTATTGCTTCGGAAGTAGCAAAAGAAAATGGAGGTGCAATGTATACTCACACTTTAGAGGTGTTTGTCCCTAAAGTAGAAAAAACTAAAGCAGAATTTTTAGCTAATTTGGACAAAATTCGTGGCGTTATTGCTATTGTTGAAATGTACGAGGGTGCTGGTTCTAACAAGCAAGGTTTGTTTTTTGGTTGGGATAAGAAAATCGGAAAAGATGCTTTCTTAAAACCTCAGATTTCGCAAATGGTAGAAGCAACTATTAACGGTCAAAACGGTTACATGGTGCAATTTGTGGGTAATTCAACAGAATTAACACGCGAATTTATCGGTACTATTACAGTTGAAGACGGTTCAACTGGTACAAGTGTTGTAATAGGTTCTTAATCTTAAAATTATTAACAATGGAAAAGATTAAAAAAAAATACATTGTTAAACCAAAATACAAGAATTGCCGAGTGTGTTGTGCACTCGGTGTTTTTGTTTTGGATGACAAAATAAGCCAAAAAAACTTAAAACTTTTGTACGAAAATGAGCACCACGACAAAATTGATTACTGCTAGTGAACTGAAAACCATAATTACTATCGATAGTGTTACTGATGTTGCATGGTTCGATAAAGAAATTTTGTTTTGTCAAGAAGTTTACTTGAAGCCTGTATTGACAGAAGAATTGTATTATGCTATTTTAACCGATTACGCAACACCGCCATTAAGCGCAAATAACCAAATACTTTATGATAGGTATTTGAAATTTATTGTTGCTAATGGTACTGCTTTTCGTTCGATAGTTGGTAATATTGAAACCCAAACAAGCAACCAAGGGGTTGAAGTTAATCGTACAGAGTATTCCAACAGCAAGGCTATTGATGATAAAAGACAGGCTAATTTACTTTATAACAAAGTGTTTTACTATCAAAATCAATTAGGTAATTTCCTTATTAATAATGCAGTGGATTATCCTGATTTCGACCAAACAAAAATCTGTTTAACTCCTGAATTTGGTTACTTTACAAATATTTAATTATGAGTAGTAATTTACATAGAAATAGCACAGAAGCAAACAAACACACTCCTAAAGGGTTCGATTTAGCCGTTAACAATTCTCGATTAGTACGTGATGAACGCGGACAAAGTCGGTATGTTGACAACTTACTAAATGAAAGAGCCGAAAACTTAGTCGACGGTAACAGCGCACCACCAACGACAACGGAGGGGCACGTTTATGTTTTAATTGATGAAGGCTCGGGTGCTGTAAATGCTGGTTGGCAAGGAGCAGAATATAACGATGTTGTTAGAATTCAAGGCGGTGTATGGTCTGCTATTACTCCTGTTAGTGGCTATTTAGTTGTAAATAAAACAAACAATAAATATTACAAATTTAACGGTTCGATTTGGGAGGAATTTGGTGGCTCGGTTGTATGGGGTAATATAACGGGAACATTAAGCGATCAAACAGATTTAAATTCTGCTTTGAGTGGCAAAGAGCCAACTATTACCGCTGGTACAACAGGGCAATATTACAGAGGCGACAAAACTTTTCAAACATTAGATAAGACAGCTGTTGGGTTAAGCAATGTTGATAATACAAGTGATGTAAATAAGCCTGTAAGTACGGCGCAACAGACTGAAATAAATACAAAAAATATCTTCGCTTACGACGATACAGATGTTAGCCCACTTACTAGACGTACCAAATACCGAGCAGTTGAGTATATTGAATTTGAGGATGATGCTATTAATTCCGAAACTAAAATACAATTAAGAGCCGATAGCGTAACACCAAGTGAGGTAACAAGATTTGGTGAAAATGGTTCGGGTAATGTTGATTTGAAAATACAAGAAAATAAATTATTAACAGGAACTGCTGGAGGTTTTGCAATTGAGTTAACATTTGCTCAAGAGGGTATTTTAGGGTTAGATGTAAATAATGAAGTAAAGGAGTTTGAAGTTGTAGAGATTTACAACATACTTAAAGAGGATGCTGTTACAGGCAACAAACAACTTGCATTGTTAGATATTAATGGCGATAGTGCCAATGTAAAAGCAAAGTTTGAAATATCGGCAATAGCAGTACAAAACACCACCGCCAACGCTGTAACTATAAGTATAGGTAGTACGGCTTTGGGAACGGATGTTGCTAACGCGGTTGTAATCGGCGCAAATGCTACCTTAAAATTACCATTGGGCACTACTTTTTTTAGTATTACAAGCGGACAAAATTTGTTCATTTCTTCGGGTAGTTGGAATAGTGCAAGTATTAATATTCATGTAACAATAAGTAAGATATGGCAATAGAAACTAAAATATTAACATTTGGTACTGATAAAGTTGGTACTGTTGGAGGGAATAAATTAATGGGGTTTATAAATCCTATTTTAAAAGCCGTGCCATACGTTTGGTATAACAACGACTTGACTACGATAACTAAAACACTAGATAGAGTAAGTGAATGGAGAGATAGTAGCGGTAATGGTAGGCATTTAACACAAGCTAATGGAGGAAGTCAGCCGTTATGGGTGGATAGTTTGTTAAATGGACAAGGAGGAATAAATTTCGACGGTGCAAGTACCGCTAAATTTCTATCTACGACTTTTGCAAGTGATTTAACAGGTGTTGTGGATGTGTTTTTTGTTGGCAGAATGTTAACTGCTCCAAGCACATTTCCTTATTATTTCGGTGGTGTTGTGGCAAATAAGCGTATAATTCAATATTGGTTTAGCAACAATATGTATTTAGTTACAACAGACCCTAGTGGCACTGCAAACCCAATAGCAAAGGCGCAAACAATACCAACAGGATTTTTATTCATGAACCCCACATTTGATAGTACCAATTCTGAATATAGAGAAAACAGAAATTTATTATCTAGTGCTTTAGCTTTACGCTCGGTTGTTGCTAGTGGTTTAAGGTTTGGAGCTGGAGAGGGTACAACAATAGATGCCCAAACACGATTAAACGGAACAATTATAGAATTTGTAGCTTATAACAGAAAAGTTACGGATAATGAAAGGATAGCTATTAACGATTATTTTATGTCGAAATATGGTTTATAAGATAGATATAAGCGTTTACACGCAACAAATCCAAACATTAAATAATGAATGGATAACACAACATAGATTAGAAAATCCACAAGATACAGTAACGCAACGCTATGTTGATGAGTGGCTATGGAGGGGTTTTGGTTATGTTGTAAAGGATGAAGTAACAGAGCAGTATATTACGGATTTTGTTGAAATAGTGGAGGAATTGCCTACACGTTGGCACGAAGATAAAGCTATAAAAATCATACAAAATAAAAGCGGTGTTGTGTGGGGTGCAATGAATGAGCCACAAATTGCATTAGGTTTAGCAATGCACAGACAAGCTACAAATATGCAAACGTATGAAGAGGGCGACAAATTATATTTCTACGCTAATACTATTTTGCCCGAGCATCAAGCAATTTTTGAGGCATATCCTAATTTAGAAATTACAGTTAACCATGCAGAAAACTAACATTGAAAGGTGGGCGGAATTAGCCTTATTTATTATTTTTATTTATTTATTTGTATCTAAATGAAAACAGCAAAACAAATAGCTATTGAGGAACTTCTGGAGCAAATCGAATTTTATAATTTAGATTATATTCAAGAGCGTTTGATTATGGAAGCAATTTGGAGTGATGAATGGGACATGGTAGAGCAATACGACGGTTGTACAAGTGTGCCCGAATTTCACATCAATAAATATGTTTTCGATTGTTTTGTGCACGATTTTCATTGGCAAAGCGGACGCGGTGGAAAAGTAGCGGATGAAATTTTTTATAGCTTAATGATAGCGCGTGGATTTCCAAAGTTCAAAGCAAAAAAAAGATATTACGGCGTTCGCTTAGCGTGGAATTTATGGTATAAATGGAAGCACAAGAAAAAAAATAATGTTCGTCCGCTTACTTTAGGCATGAAAAATTGGTTAAAGAATAATAAAAATTATTAGTTTTGTGAACATGAACGAGATAAACGACTTTACGAAATTAATCCTTAATGAGCTGGAGCGAAATCGAACTAGCGTAGAAAATTTAAAAATAAATTTAGATAAAAAATTTGACGATTTGCAACGTGAAATTGTTAAAATTCAAACAGCCGAAAAAGATTTACATGATTTAAAACTTTGGCACAAAGAAGTAACGGACACATGGAGTGCAAGACAGATGAAAGAAGCCAAAGATGAAATTTATGAGCAAAAAAATAAATGGTCTAAGGCAATAGGATTATTAATTGCTGTTGAAGTAATAATAGGCTTTATAATTTCGTGGATTTTAAAAAAGTTCTAACATGGAAACTTTTAAAAAATTTGAAGATATTAAAATCTTAAGCAATAAAATATCTAATATTTTTAAGCAAAATGAATTGCTGAAAATGGCAATTAACACAAGCCACGAGGGTATAGCAATTCTGAACGATAAAGGCGAGTATATATATATGAATGAAGCACACGCTGAGATGTTTGGTTATACCGTAGATGAATTAATCGGTAAAACGTGGCAAATTTTATATAAAGAAAAAGATATTGAATACTTTATTAATGAAGTATTCCCTATTATAGAGCAGAATGGTAAATGGTCAGGAAGATATATTGGTTATGCTAAGAACGGAACACCAGTATATGAAGAAGTTTATTTAACTTCTTTACCAAATGGGGGGCTGGTATGTACATGTAGAATAATAATTTAAAAATAAATAAAATGTTTAAAAAATTTCTATTTAAAATTAATCCTATTGAGGTTATAAAAGCACTAAAAAAAACTGATACAAACGTAATGGTAAAAGGAGTAACCCAAATGGGGGGCGGTGGAGTGTTGATTACTTCGGGTATTACGCTAATTACAGACGGATCAATGAATAAAAGTTGGTACGAAATAGTTGGAGGTTGTGCCCTTATAATTGCAGGGGTTTACATTGCTAAGAATTTAACTGATAAAATCGAGAAAATAAAAGATGAAACTAACAGTTAATTTTTCTTTAAAAGAGTTCATGGAGGGCGAAATGCCTAAGGAAGCTATAAAGATGAACTACGATTTATTAACTGATGAACAGCGAAAAAACATCGGTTTAATTGCGATTGAATTACAAAAACTAAGGGATAAAACCAAAGCAGAATTTGGCTCTAAATTTACAGGGTTCAAAATTACATCAGGTTTACGACAAAAAGAGTGGGAATTAAAGCAAAAACGTTCAGGAAATAGCCAACACGTTAAAGGCTGGGCGGTTGATTTCCAACCTATTTGCTCAAATGAGGATTATTTAATTATTTTCGGGTGGGTATTTAAGCAGTTAGAAAACTTTAACGGTGGTGTAGCACAAAAAAAACCCAACTTAAAAGCTGGGTTAAAAGGTTTTATTCATTTTGATTTGCGCGGTGTTCGTGCCCGTTGGGAATATTAATAATTAGATTTATAACATAATAAAATCCACTATAATGTTAATAAATAAACCTATTAAAAATCCGTATAGGAATATGAGTAGTTCTTTTTTCATAATTAAAATCTAATTGATACACTCCAAAAAATAAAATGCAATCTTAAAATATACTTTTTTTGTATAAAATACTGAAATTTCCAAAACATAACGCTAAATCCAAATGTTTCGTAATCCTTATTAATTATTATTTTTTTCATTTTATAAAATGTTGGTTTAATTGATTAATCATGATTTCGGTTGATAACGGAAAACAAGTGTGCGACCATAAGTGATAATCACATTCTTCATCGCTCCAATCAGGTTTAAAATAGCGTACGCAATCAATACCTGTAAACTTGTTATCAATTGCGTGTTTTAGTGTTAATGGGTTCATATTATTAATCGTTTTTAAAAATAATTATTAACCAAAAAACTTGCAACATGATACCCGTTATTGGGATACATATCGGTATTTTGAAAAAGCCGTAAAATATCCACAGCAATAAACCAAAACACATTAGTGAGATTGTGATAATATTTTTTGTCTCCATATCCTTTAAATTTCCATGTATAACTCCTTATTTTCGTAATCTTTTTGCCATTGTTGGCGAATATCAACACAATCTTTAATTGTTGCTTTAGCGTTGTACATTTTCAAAGTTCGATAAATTAAATCTGCAGTTTGGTAATCGAAATTAAACCCTACTGCATTAAACAACACTTGTATTTTTTCAATCTCAATTTGCTTGTGTTCTTGTTTTACTCTTTTCATTTTCTTTTCTTTTATTTTAAATTATCGTCTTTTTCTAATTCATTATAAATATTTAAGCCTTTATCGCTTAAACCAACCATCCACATTCCTTCATCATCAGCTCTACCAACATCAATATTATCTACATGGTCGTTATTACTATGTTTTTTAAAATCATCATAATAAATAGGATTTCCTCTAGGATTTATAATATCGTCTGCAAAATCGATAACTAATTTACCGTTATAGGCATGAAGTGTACCGTACTGGTTTACAAGTAAAATTTTTAATTTTTTACAATCTGTATAAGCTTTTTTTAATCTGTTAAAAGCCAACTTTTGTTCTTTTTCTAGTTCAAAGTTCATTTTATTTTATTTTAAATTAATTATTTCCTCCAAATCAACACTATCCAAAACCGCATCGAGTTTGTCGATTAAAGCATCTGTTACTTCATCTGTTAACGTGTTACGCATACTTTTTTCAATCCTACCTAAAACTATCGTAGTTGTATCCATTGTAAGGTTCAAATTTTTCATTGCATCGGCAATTTTCTTATCCACTACTTTTTTGTTGGGAATGCTTAACTGGTCGTACTTGTATTGTTGCTTCAATACTTGTATATTTGCTTCCTGTATCGTTTTTTTACATCC